AATTTTTGTATCTTGGTCAACATCAATAACACCACCGAGTCCTGACCAAGCAATACCATCATAACCTTCAAACTGTCCATCAAGAGAATTAAAGCGAATCATACCTTGAGCAGGTGTTGGTCTATCGCTACTATTTCCTGACGGTAAAGTTACTGCACCGGTTCCACCAATTTGTAGAATACCAGTGTTAGGTGTAATAGAATTAATTACTTGGCTGGCATCTACGTGGAATTCTGTGCCTTCTAATGAAAGGCCGTTACCAGCAGTAAATGTACCAACACCTTGGAATTGAGTCCAAGTAATATCGTGAACATCGAGTTGGAATGTTTCAGCATCTGATACTGTTGCTACCCAACCAGTTTGTCCGTAAGTATTACCATCTGTTACAAACTCATATGAGCCAGGAACATCTGTTGCAGTCAGGTTAAAGAATGCTCTTCTAAGTACCCAATCAATGAGAGTAGAACCGACAACGTCGATGTTATATGAACCGTTTTCTTCTGGATTATTCTGATCTTTAACGAGGATGTTATCTCCTCTAGACCAGTTTGTAACACCGTCAATATCTAGAACTGCCGTTGCAGGAATCGTAATTGTCGCACCGATAGTTGTATTACCGGAAGCAAAAGTACCGCCAAGATCCGCTGTTGTTGCGGCAAGAGCTGACGGTCTTACAACAAGACCTTGAGCAGTATTGTCAACATATCTTTTGTTTGCGGCGTCTCGTGGATCTACTGGATCCTCAACAACACGAACAGTTAATTCAAGAGCAACTAATTCGTCAGATAGATATTCTCGTGTTACAACGTCTGTATTTGCTTGTGGCGGTGCAACATTGATAAGTCTATTATTACTAAATGAAACGTCATTGTTTGGACCTGCTATAGATCCAACATTAGTAAATGACAAACCATCTAGTGTTGATGTATTATCACCTAGATTAAGTGTTGTATTTGCAAAGCTAATTGATTGAGAAGAAATAACGCCGTTAGCAACCGAGAAGTTTGATGTACTTAACTCAGCATTAGTAACAGCTGTAAGATGCCCAAACTGATCTACTGTAACATTGTTAAGTAGACCGAGAGCTGTGTTATTCGTGTTTGCTTGCGATGATGTGTCAGCGTGAGAAACTTCTACGTTTGCTGTTTCTATCTGATTTGGAGTTACAACAATACCGTCTCCGGCTGTTATATTAGCAATATAATTGCCGGTTGTATCTGCACCAAGCGCAACTGAATCTGGTGTTATAAGAGGCTTTTTTTCTCCGGCTGCTACAAGTCTTACTGAGTTTGTTTGGGAGTTAACCTTTAATTTGATAGCCAAGGGTTATACCTCCGTTATAGTAGGAACTACTGTCGCAAGTCCTTCTAGGAGCTTAGACGTTTCTCCGGTGGCCTTTTTCATTAACACATCATATTGGTATTTTCCGGGATTTAAAGTAGCCGTAGTATCTGCTGAAAGTACTAGGGTTACGTCGTTATTAGCAGTTTCAATATCAAAATCTACTGCTTTTTTGGACGAGTACAACTTACGCATATCTGCATGAAACGTGATCGTGCTGAGAACCATCTCGTCATTGTCTTCGTCGAATAGCTCTAAGGATAGACGGAAATCTGTACCTTGATCTATATAGATATTTGCTTTGGATCCCATTTTAAATCTCTTTTGCTTTTTTCTTTATTTATAATAAAATGATGGTTTGAAAAAGGGGGTATTAGCAACCCCCCTTCAAAGTCGAGATTTAATCTGCAATTACCCCTTGAATTTGTCTAAATCTTTTTTAAGTTCTTTAACTGCTTCGATGAGAAGACCAACCAAGTTTCCGTAAGATACAGACTTAATTTTATCTTCGCTATCATCTTCAATAACAGCTTCTGGAATGATTTGTTCAACTTCTTGGGCAATGAGACCGATTCTTCTAACATCAGGATCATGTTTCTTATGGAAGTAAACACCTCTCATAGCTTCTACTTTATCTAGAGCGTTAGAAATTGTTTCGATGTTTTCTTTCAATCTAATATCAGAGTTTGTTGTAACGTCACCAGTTGCAGTAAAGTTACCGCCTCCAGATCCCAGACCAAATGTAAACCATGCTGTTCCATTCGCTTGGTTTTCAATTGAGAATTGTTGGACTGAAGTCGTTGCATCAAACAAGAAGTTACCTGTCGCAGACTCGTAACCGAGTTTCATTACAGCGCTAGTACCGAATGTAGCATAAACATCATTCGGGAAGTTCATGTCCGATGTAATACCTGTTACAGCTCCTGATGTTGTTGTGCCATTAACTGTAAGGTTGCCACCAAGCTCTAGGTTTTCAATATAAAGTGTATCTACATCTGATTGATAGTAGAAGTTAGATTCACCGCCTGGGTTTGGACCAGTAGTACCAAGTAGAGGTCTTTGCTCAGCGCCACCTTCAAACATTGCGATAAAGAGTGCAGTATCTTGAAGAGCAGTTGTGTGAACGTTTTGTAGGTTACCTACACCACCTTCGTTACCAAAACCTTGAGTACCCTGAATACCTTGGAAGCCAAGCTCACCTTGGATACCTTGTGTGCCCTGAATACCTTGTGCACCAGCACCAGTGAAGCCTTGGAAACCAAAATTACCTTGAAGACCTTGTGTACCCTGAAGTCCTTGAATACCTTGTATACCACCACCGCCGTCTGGGCCTTGGAAACCATACCAACCTTGAGTACCTTGAGCACCTTGGCTACCGCCTTCACCAGGACCACCAGTGAAACCTTGAACACCATCAGCACCTTGGAAACCATAGTAACCTTGAACACCACCGACACCTTCATCGCCGGCAGTACCCTGCATACCCTGTGGACCTTGCGTACCTTGGTTACCAATTGCACCAGCTCCAATAAAGCCTTGGATACCTTGAATACCTTGATTGCCTTCGCCTCCAGGACCTTGGAAACCTTGATATCCATCGAAACCTTGGAAACCTTGAGTTCCTACACCAGGACCACCTTGCATACCTTGAGCGCCTTGGAAGCCAGGATCACCAGTTTGGCCTTGGAAACCTTGAGCACCTTGGTTACCGTCACCCGGCGTACCTTGGAAACCTTGCGGGCCAGATTCACCGTCAGTACCTTGAAGACCCTGTGGACCTTGAGTACCTTGGAAACCAGTACCTGAATCACCTTGGATACCTTGAACACCTTGTGAGGCTTGAGCACCCTGAACACCTTGTGTACCTTGATTACCTTGAATACCTGTACCGCCGATACCGTCTTGTCCAGCAAAACCTTGCGTACCTTGTGTACCTTGCCCAGTTATACCCTGTGTACCTTGGATACCTTGGAAACCTTGAATACCGTCTCCACCTAGAACACCATCAGCGCCCTGAACACCTTGTACACCTTGAGTACCTTGTGGACCTTGTGGACCAAGAGCACCTAGAGTACCTGAAGGACCTTGGAAACCTTGTACACCTTGATCACCTTGAATACCTTGCGTACCGGCACCTGTGAAACCCTGAACACCTTGAGTTCCTTGAGGACCTTGGATACCAGCAGGACCAGGTGAGCCTGGATCACCGACGTCACCAGTTCTAGCAAATGTAATGGTAATATCTTCGTCATTAGCAAATGAACCACCTACAGAACCAGATACGTAAGAAACATCGATGGCAAAATAACCTGAAGCTTCCGTTACTCCACTGATAGTATATAGTTGGAAGTTAGCAGGTGTTTGCTTTTCAGTGATCTTAACGTGACCTTTAATGGCACTTGTGGAATCATCGATAGTTCTTAGATATGGCTGAATGTCTGTGAAGTTATCATCACGATCATCCATCAAAAGAAGTGTAGCAGAAGATCCATTTGAGTTATTAATCTTAGCATAACCAACACCAGGATCTGATGTTGCTGTGTTTGTTGACCAAGTATAATCGAATGTTACGCCACCGAAGCTACCTGTTGAACCCTGCGCACCATCAGCACCTTGGAAACCAAATGTACCTTGAGCACCTTGTGGACCAACTTGGCCTGGGAAGCCTTGCACACCTTGGAAACCATAATCACCTTGAATACCTTGAGCAGCTTGGAAACCTTGCATACCCTGTGTACCTTGGAAACCGTACCAGCCTTGTACACCTTGAGTTCCTTGAATACCCTGAATACCCTGCGGCCCGACCTCGGAAGTAGTAATGTTTCCACCCATTGCGCCGTGTACTGTACACTGATAGTACAATGTATCTGGAGCATTAAATGGAACTCTGAATACTAGCTTACCATTATCTGTGCCGTTGTTTGTTACGCCTGTATTGTATGCAGCACCACCATTAGATACTCTAATCTGGAATGGATGACCTACTGCATTAATATCAAATACGTATGTAAATCCTCTTAGAAGATGCAGATCAGGATCAAGTACACCATCGATTGTGTAATCGTTAGGAGCATTTGGCGCAGTAACAGTAAACTCACGGGCTCCTTCAAAGCCTTGCATACCTTGGAAGCCTTGAGTACCCTGCACACCTTGATATGCTTGTGGACCTTGTACACCCTGTACGCCTTGAGTACCTTGTGTGCCCTGTGTTCCTTGAGTGCCCTGTGTTCCTTGAGTACCCTGTGGACCAATAGGACCGCCTGGAATAAAGTTAATGATAGCAAATTCGTCATGTGTATCAACGACTTGTGTTTGCCAGTTTGTAACTGTACTTTCGATATTTGTTACGTCAAAGTAACCCCAGTTTTTAGAAACTGAATCCCAAGTAAAGTTAGAGAATGAGTAAGCAGCAAAATGATGACCGCCAGGACCGTCACCGTCTCCACCTGCGTGTGAAACAATGATATGACCTTTTGGAGTACCTGGAAGTCCAGCCAAATAATCTAGAATCTCGTCAATCTGATTTGAATACTGATCAGAAGGAATATCATCTAGAATAATTCTTGTTGCTTGGGTAGGATCCGAGTTGTTGAATCTAAAGTTATTCGTGCCAGGATCTGATGTAGCGGTACCGCTGTCAAATGCCCACTCAAATGTTAGACCACCATGCTCGCCGTGAGTACCTTGAACTCCTTGAACACCTTGGTAGCCTTGAGCACCTTGAGTACCGAATCCACCTTGAACACCTTGTGTGCCTTGGCGACCTTGTACACCTTGCCAGCCTTGTACACCTTGGTTTCCTCTAAATCCTTGTACGCCTTGAGTACCCTGTATACCTTGAGTAGACTGTGGGCCTTGCGTACCTTGACGGCCTTGTAATCCTTGAGTACCTTGTGTACCCTGCCAACCTTGGAAACCTTGTGTACCTTGAGCTGATTGAGGACCTTGAGTACCTTGTGTACCCTGCCATCCTTGTACGCCTTGAGTACCTTGTGGTCCTTGAATACCTTGGAAACCACGATCACCCGAAATGTCAAATGCGACAACGAGTGGATAAGAAGTATATGTGCTAGGTGGCGAAGTTAGTTCTGTAAAATCTTGTTTAAGAGCATCACCAGCTATGTATGTAACGTCGAGTTCCCAGTAACCAGTTTGATCTGTTAATTCTTGAACTGAAAAGATTACATAATCTGATGGATTGTCTCTTTTTGTAAATTTCAAATAACCTTTATTAGTTGACGATGCACTATCCATCGCCTGATAAAGACCTTCAACATTAACATTATGATTATCTGTATCATCAATCCAAATTTGTGTAACTGCTGAAAAGTTATCAGTATTTGCTAAAGCAGCATTAAAGATAACCCCGCCAGTACTAGGATCTGCTTCTGTAATATCATTTAAAAGATTATATGTAAGTACTAGACCAGAGTCTTGTCCTTGCCAACCTTGGATACCGTACCAACCTTGAGTACCTTGTACACCTTGATACGCTTGAGGTCCCTGAATACCTTGAAGTCCTTGAACTCCTTGGACACCCTGAATACCTTGTACACCTTGATAAGCTTGTGGACCTTGGGTACCTTGAATACCCTGCATACCTTGGACACCTTGTTGTCCTTTAAAGCCTTGGATACCTTGAACACCCTGTTGTCCACGGAAACCGCGACGACCTTGAATACCTTCTTCACCAATAGTACCTTGAGCACCTTGGGTTCCCTGATTACCCGTAAAACCTTGTACACCACGGAAAGAACCAATGTTTACCCAAGTGCTTGAGCCAACATAGATCCAAAGTTCATCATCAGCTTCGTCAATAACACCGTCGCCGATGTTAGGACTTGGAAAAGCAGTGTTCAATGTGGCCTGGGGGTCGCCACCGGCATCTACATCAGCGACAGATCCAATGATTGTAAATCCTGGACCGTAGTCACCTTGTAAGCCCTGAACACCTTGGACACCTTGGGTGCCTTGAGAAGTTGCCGCAGCTGCATCAAAAAGTACCCAGTTGGTACCATCTGAGTAGCGCATCTGCCCAGCAGTCGTGTAGACAATAGATCCTTCGTGTGCCGCAGGATCGAGCGTCGTATAATCTTGGGGTAAGCCCTGTCCTATAAGAGTTGTGCGACCTCTAAGGCTTCTAAATCTACTCGACATCGTCTTCCTCGCTCTGACCTAATGTGAACGACAATGTAGCGTCACACGCTAAGTTTGCGGACGCTTTAATTTCCAATAAATCACCCGATGCAAAGAATTGTCCATTTAGAGGCAAAGCGAAGGTGTCATATGCCGGAATCGGCATGTTTCTTATTACGTAAAATTCCTGGTTTAATGCGTATCTATGCGTGCGTACATCGACGTTTACAGTGTTTGCTGAGTAATTACATATAATCAAAGGACTGATGACTTCGCCTACACCCGGCTCAACCACGTTTGAACCGCCAAAAACAAGCTCAGGAACTTCGTAGTTGGGCACTTCAATAAGAATGTCCCAGTTCGTCGTTAATGTTAAGTTTTTGGCGACCGGTTTTGCGTCGGGCGCCTGGGATGTTGATATAGTTGTAATTGCCATTATAGTACTGCCCTACTGTTAGAAGCTCTTCTAGCTAGTTTTCTGACCGATGACGTAAACGGTCTACCCTCAATACGTCCTGTTCTACCATTGATTCTCAGTCCTCTTGCGAAGTACTGGTTGTTCAATTCGTCAGAACCAGACCATCTAATTCTACCACCATCTTCTGAAAGAACAGAAGCGGTAGCACCAATTGCAGCACCAACGTTTCTAAAGTTTAACGGCAACGCATTTCTGTTAACACCTGCTGATGCGCCGTTAAACTGGTGGGCAATGGATTCAACAAGCGAACCAAATGCCAAGAAGTTTGGTCTCAACACTGTACTAATCAATACGTCGTCAATCAATTCAGTAATCATAGCTCTATGTGCTGCGTTAGGTGCGATATTGGTATTTATATAATCTCTCATACGCTCCCAAGCTTTATAGAAAGATACTAGCAAATCTACATTGTTTTGATGTCCACTTGCAATCCATCCAGTGCCATTCCAGTAATGAATTTCACCAACATAATCGTTATTATCTGGGTTAGATCCGCCTGTTGCTGATACAACGAATGCATCCCATCTCTTTGGATTAGTTAATGCATCACGTTCTGTTACTGTACCCGCACCTTTAAATCTTAGATCTCTCCAGTTAGCAAACGCGCTTGGTGGGTTAAACACTGGGAATACTGATTTTGAATCAATATCGTATAGTGCTGCTGCAAAAGATCTCATTGCTTTATCAGAACCTTCGATTGGTGGGTTCTGTGAAGGATCTGTGAAGCGAAGATCGTTTTGTATAATATCAATTAAGTTACCAGCATCACGATATGTTTTAGGTAGATCGATAAACTTATATGTTGAAGTAATAAATCTCTGTACTTCTTTCTGAAGCGCAACTTTATTATTCAACAAGATATCTCTTGAGAATCTAAACGCTTTATTCTTCTTGTCTTCCCACATGAAGTCTGGTTGAATTGTTCTACCAAGAGCTCTTGGTGTGTTATAGAATAGTGCGTTGTAGAAAATCATACCCAAGTCTTTTGCTTGCGCTTGCTGAGCTTCAGATCCCATTTCTGGGCGAAGCTTCTGACCTGGATACTTACCTACTGTAACATCACTTACAATCTTACCAAGTTGACGATAAGATTGAGCTGTTGCAACTCTTGTATCTTCCGGAATACGAAGTTCGTTATTCCAGTAATAGAAGTCTGCGTTCCAGCGAGATGCTAGGTTACCACCGTAGTTCAAATCCCAGCTCATAGCATCAATGATGTAACCTGAGTCACGGCGACACTTAGCTTTGCTGTAATCTACGATAGTAAAGTTGTCTGAGATAAACTTAGTTACATCATCTGCAAGATCACCGAGTTTTCCATCGATCATCTTACCTGCTGATACCTTGCTATCATCAACCCATGCTGTGTTAGGTTCGATAAGCTCAGGAACTGCATCCAATCCATCTCTTCTAATTGCTTCTTCAACAATACGAACCATGTCTGCAGCCCACTCGCCTTCAACTGCTGTCGCTGCTGATGGACCACCTGCTTCGCCAGCAACATCACCAGTAATAATCTTACTAATGTAGTTTGCCATTTCTTCATAGAAATCAGCAGTTTGTTGACGCTGATCAAATGGAAGAACGCTTGTTGCATTGTCGAAATACATATTAGCAGCAAGTCTTGTAGCATAGTTTGTTTCGTATTGTACGTCGTGTGAGATAGCGTCGAGCATAATGCCCACATCTCTACGACATTTTTCTTTAGGATAACTGATACCTTTATAAGTTGTTGAGATATGGTTAACCATGCTTGTTGTAAGTGCTTCAAGAGCATTGTCAACTTTATCTTTCTCGGTCTTAAAGATTGAAGGTACCCAATCCATATTAGGCTCGATACGTGCAGGTAGGTTATCAGGATTGTTATCATCTGCAATATCAGCAATCATAAGTGCAAGATGTTTTGCTTCCATAGCAATCTCTCTTCTTGCAGCCAATGATGACTTGTCTTGCTTGAATGATTGTCCTCTAATAACTTTTACTGCATTGTCTGTCGCACTTACAAATGTATGTGCTCCAGCATAACCTTTAGCATATCCAGCTTGAACTGTAATTGTTGTTGCTGTTTTAGCATCAATTCTTAGCGGCTTAGCGAAAGAACCATCTGTTTCTCTTGGATGCGAGATTTGTACAGCAGGTGAACCACATTCGAAAGTAATGCTTTCTTTTTCAAACATGATGTAATCACCAACCGCTAGGTTATGAGCACCAAGAGTAACTTCCATCACGCCTGTTAAAGGATTGTATGTAGCATTTGTAGGTGTAAAGCGCTTACCGATTCTTAGATCTACATCTTCATTACGGATTACTTTGCGCATTACTTCAGCCATATGTGTAAAGGCTTTCTTAGTAGGCTCTCTCTGCTCAAGCGGCAGTAGGTTTGTCATGTTAACAAAGTAGATCTGCGCTGCATTCCACATCGCAGAGTTACCACCGTACTGAATATCATGAGAGATCGCATCAACCATGTAACCAGTGTCACGGCGACATTTTTCTGAATCGTACTCAAGATAATCAAATTTGGATTGCAGATAAGAATTAACACCGTTTTGTAGTGTTGTCTTACGTGCTGTAATCTTCGCAACGTCTGATGCATCGGCATATCCTGTTGCGCCTACAGCTACAGTATCTGGGAACACGGCTGCAGGTAAACCAAAGAGAGAATCTTCAGTAATCATATTAGATACGATATTAAATAGATCTTCTACATCTTGAGCAACCTGAGTAAGAACATTACCGAATGCAGTACTTACTGTTTCAGTATTACCAGTTGTAGGTGTTACAGGAAGTTTCAACAAAATTCTTTCAGCAACTGTTGCTACATGCTCAAAGATTGCTGCAGTTTCTGTTTTCTGATCTGCAGGTAGAACTGATGTTCCTTGATCAAAGTATAGGCTTGCAACATCTCTCATAGCAACGTTTGAGCCATGACGGATATCCCAGCTTACCGCATCAACCATGTAACCGATATCGCGCTCACACTTATCTCTTTGCTCAGCTGAAAGAGCTGCCCAAAGTACTGGATAAGTTTGCTCAAAGTATGCTCTACCTTCTTTTTGCAAGAATGTTCTGTTAGCAACCAAGCCATCAGTTGAGTTACCTTCGCTAACACCAATTCTAGATGTTCCGAAGTTGTATGTTAGACCTGATACACCATCTTTCATAATGTTGATGATGTTATCAAATGCACCACGAGCTGTTGTAAGAGCTGTACCTGAAAGCTGTGCTTCGATGTCTTTTCTTACATACTTAATTGCTTCAATAGTTTCTGCAAGTTGGTCATTAATTACTGTGTCTGTTGAAGGATTACCAGCTCTGTAAGCACGACCTGCATACTTACTTGAGTAATCACTATTTGTTTCAACGTCTCTTCTTACAGCGTCGATAATGTATCCAACGTCTCTTGCACACTTATCTTCATCGTATGTAAAGTAAGTATCATTAATGTATCCAACAACCTCATCTTGGATGAAGCCTTTGTTCATCTGAAGTGCTTTACGAGCATATGTTCTTGATGGCTCGATAAGAGGTGCGATGTCTGTATTTGCAGATGGAAGATTTTTAAGTCTTGCTTCTGGTTTCTGAGTAATATCAAGAGATCCAGTATATTCTGGAATTACAAGACGATCATCTGTAATGTTTGAGATGATGTTAGCCAATCTCTTAGCTTCTACACCAGTTGCCGCGTCAGCAGGAAGACCCGAAGTATCTTGAGTTAGCGCATTACCTGTTGTAGGTGTAATTGCTGTCTCTGTAACAACATCTTCCATAAGATCAGCGATATGCTCAAATGCCAGTCTTGTAGGCTCTCTTTGATATAGAGGCAGAACATTAATAGCGCCTTCAAAGTAGTATCTTGCTGCATTGATTGTTGCAGAATCTCCACCGTATTCTAAATCTTCGGAAACCGCATCGACGATATAGCCAACATCACGTGGGCACTTATCTTCTTGATAAGCTAGACCATTATATGTTTCTCTAATATAGTCGATAATTTCAGTTTGATATTTAGCAGTTGCGCCAGCAATTTCTTCAAACATTACGTTTGTTGCTGCGTCATATCCTGTACCAGATA